TGAATTCTGCGTATTGGCCGATAGTTGCGACGATCTTGGTGCTGGATTCCGAGATCGGGCTGCCCACGGTACCTTCAGCAGCCTGGTTGAGGTTGGCTGAGAGCAGCGCGTAGGTGTAGACTTTGTATTTAGGCCGTCAGTATCTCTGCTGGGGCGCACTCATGGTCGCCCATGAGAATAGACTGTATCTTCGGTTTGTTAAGGAGACGAATTGCATCACACAACTTCTTACGAAGCTCCCGAGCCGGAGAAGAAGGAAGACGGACAAGTTCAAGAGCTATCTTGGCTTGGGGCTTCTTAGTTCTCAGATATGGAAGAACTTGGAGCAGGAAACTTTCCCGAGCCCCCTTCCCAGTGATTTCCCAAGTATAGAACTTCTTGGTATTGTCTTTGGCTTCTTGGGTGTGAACCCAACCACCATAAAGATTTAGAAATAACCGGACTAAAGGGTGGTAATTATTTCCCATCCTGATTCGTAGCATCGGCTTTTCTTCGGGAGTAAAAGCTGCTGATATGCAACCTTCTCCGTCCATAATACCGGCCACGTATGCGTGAGTTAATTTGTCTTCAACATTCCCGTCTAGCGTGTCAGTCGTTAGGCATTCCCTATTTTTCATTCCCCGTATCTTGTGTAACAAATCCCCCCGTTTTAGGGGGTTTTGTTGCTCTCCGAGGTCGTAAAACTCTTGCAGAACAAGAGCTTCTTCCTTTTTGATACGCAAATATGGGAGAATATAAGAGAGGAATTTGGGCGCGGCGTTCCTGCCATTGATGTTCCATTGGTACCAAACTCGCCCTTTCTTGGGGGTGTGCTTGGTAAAGAAACCGCCGAAGGTGGAAACCAACCATTTAATCAATAGAAGGTCCACACTACTCAGAACGATTCGAGGCTGATAAGGAGTCGCTTTTCCATCTTTTGGCGTTGGCTTGTAGATTGAAAAGCAGCCCTCGGCATCCATCAAACCGGCTGCGTAGGCTTTGGTTCGTTCTCTCATAGGGTCTTTGCTCGGTATTGCCTCTTTGTTTATTATACTACCACACCTAGTAGCTTTTGTCAAGAGGGGTCCACCGATTTAGCTAGATTTTAATTCAGCACTATATTCAACGACCAAGAAGCCTTAGCAAATAATCAGAATATTTCTCGGACTTCGAGATCGGTTTTTCCTCGCACTGAATCTGGTTACCCTGACGGAGGGGCAGCGGACGCTGCTTCGTCATGGAGAGGAATGGGGTTTGCGCCTTTAGGTTGGGCACAGCCTCGCGCTCATAGTGGATAGCCACAAGGTTCGGCAGTGCTCCCGAAGTCACAATACTTGCGGGTGAGTAACTCATGGTTACTCCTTTGGTTTATTTAAGAGCGCCGGGCCGCGATCCTCTGTCTGCGCACTCCACCAAGCAATGCCTTGATCTCGGCGTCAGATAGATTTTCTAAGTCCTCGTCTGTGGGCGCAGTCGGAGTTGCGGGAGGAGCGACCGGTGTTAAGTCGCTCCGTCCGATTCCTAGTGCCGCTCGCGGGCGCGTCTCCCTACTCACAATCCGTGGGTCTGAAGTCGCTGGCGCAGGTTGAGGTGCCGGTGGTACTGATGGAACCTCTACCGGCGGAGGTGTTTTGGGAAGCCTGGGCTTGACCATCAAACCATCTGCGGTCAGGTCCTGGAAGGCTTCCTCAAGGTTGTCGACAGTGTAGTTACCGGTTGACCAAAGCTCGGAGAAAATCTCTCCCGCGTTGGCGTCGGTAGCCGTCTTGCCTAATTTGAACTTCGCTAACCATTGGATTAACGATTTGAAATTCTTGTATTCAAAATCCGAGTAATAGTCCGGATTCCTTTGCGCAAATTCTTTACTGATCGCCTCAGTTTCCAAATTCATACTCGCCTGATCCCCTCTCTGTGCCTTTCCGACTAACTCTTCAAGGGTTACGTTTGTCCGTTTCTTGATTAGCAAATCCAGGGCGGCGGACGGATCAGAAGCCCACAGAGTCGTAATTTCAAAAACTTCGTCGGCAGTCAAGGGACGAATGGAAGGTTGTGGAGCCTGCGGAGTCTGTCTGGGGGGCGCAACAGCGGTCAACTTAACCTTCTTATTCAACTCCCGTATTTTCGCGGTCGCGTTGAGCTGCGCCTTCATGGCGTTGATAAGAAGTTCGTTCTTGTTCTTGCCCCAATATGTTTGTGGATTGCCGCCAACGTTGTTAACAAGGGTGGCTTTCCACTGCCCACGTTCCTTTTCCAGTGTTACGGTTCCGTCCTCGACCTCGAAGACTTCCGGACCTTCTGGCTCGACAGGTTCTGCGGGAGTAGGCGGCTCGGGAGGTGCGGGCTCGTCGTTCGGGGACGGGGGTTGCCCAGTAATGATGTTTGGGTTGAGTCCGCCATGCTCATCTAAGCTTAGGGCAGGATCGATTTCGTCTTCTTTGGTCATCCCGAATCCCGGGTTATCGCCGCTATATAAGTTAGCAGCAAAAGGGTCGGGCGTACCATCGGAGTTCAATAGAAACGGATCAATTACAGGTTTTGACATTCATGCTCCTCGACGGAAATCCTCCGTCACGGGTGTGGTTTGTCCATTAATCGGACGAGTTATTCTGGTGAACCGGTCTCAAAGAAATTGTAGCCGCCCTCTGGACAGGGAGGGAGAGGGATAATCGGATTCTTCTCTCTAAATTCGCATGAAGGCCAATGCTTTCTGGCCTCTTCTACGCTGTTCCAGAGCGGAAGGTCCACCCACCAATTTTTATGTCCTCTGCCGTATGGTCCTCTCTTGTCTTTTGGGTAGTTACCTTGCACCCTTATTTCTTCAAATTGCGGTTCGGGAAATGGTAAAATAGGTTCTTTCATAGAAGTTCCTCGGTCCATTAATCGGACTAATAGGTTATGTTTTCGTTGCCTTTGGTCGTATTCAATTCGTTTATTTCGTCGCGTAAACGATGTTGAAGATACGTTAAGATTGGGGACAACTTCCGAACCTTATCGTAAATCGGACTATCTCCGGTTTCGTCAAAACCATACTCGGAGCACAAGAAAAATTTTCCTGCTTCGTTTATGCGAATTGTTCCATAGAAATGAGCAACTGTATTGTCATATGTAACAGGATGAGGGCACCCGGGTATCCAATGAAGTTCTGGAAAATCGATTACTACTCTAGTGCCAAGCTTCTCTTGCCGAGACGCCGCTCTATTCGGAGGAAGATCGTCTTGATACATTTTATGCTCCTTGCTCCATTGCTGCTTTGACATCTAAGTCTTTTCTAATCCCAAAAATGTAGTCTCTTAGCTCATCGCTGGGATGCTCGGCGGCATAGACGGCGTTCTTGATATCTTCTTGAAAGCGTTCGAATACGTCGTTGGTTGCTGACGCTGCCGCGTGTGCAAGCATAGCGTTCGGGTCGCCGGGGGGCAAGTGGATCAAAGCGTCTCTGGCCTTGTCCCGATAGTCTTGCAGGACCTGGACGACTATCTCCCATTCCGGGCTGTGAACCAGCATCCGAAGCCTGCGACCCTTTTCGTAGACATCGAACTGCTGGGCCAAATTGTCGTAGTCGGGTTCTATCTCTGGAAGTCCGGTAACATTCTCAACCATTGTCTCCCCCGAGCAGCGCGTCGAGGTCAACGACCCGAATCGGCTGCGGTTTCTTCGCGGGAGGTACCTTGGTCTTGCCGGTTGCGTTTATCAGCTTGTCCAATTCTTCGTCGGACAGGTTGTCGAACTCCGTTTCCTTGTAGCCGAAGTGGCTTGAATCGGGGGCGGGTTGGTAGAAGGTGTTCATTTGCATACCGCCTTTGCGGAGATGCGATTGAAAGCCCATCTCCAGATAATCTCATGCTGCCGGGCATGTTCCGTAATTTCTGTCTTTATCCGTAAAGGAAGTCCCGTGATCTCATCATCTTCTTCCTCCGAAAACGGCTCGGTCCTGTAAATATCTTCTATCTCTCCTCCAGCGGAGAGACATCCCTCACAAATGTAGACGAACTTATTGGGGTCACTCCAACTTCTGAGTCTCCTGAATTGAAGAGGAATTTCCGAAAACTCAATATCATTCTCCACAAAAGGAGGGGTCCAAGAAGTCGGAACTTGTACAAATACTTCTACAACCGGTTTCATTCTTATCTCCTGCTGTAATCCACAGCGACGGATGGGTTTTGTCCATTATTCGGACGGTTTAGAGATTCGAGCCGAAGCCGACGCCAGAGGTGTTTGGAACGCCAGTGTTGACTTCGGGTTCTACTGCCTTTTTGAAACCTTCGCGGAGGACATCACGCGCCGCTCTCGCAATATTCTCGTTATCGGCCTGCTGTTCCTGAGCCGCCGCCTTTTGCGCCTGTAGCGCCTGTTGTTGCTGGAACTTCTGTTGCAGCATTCCGCCTTGGCTCTGCTGTTGCTGTCTCTGCATGTCTTGCGGAGTCATCGGCACAATCACGTCGTTCATGTTCTTCCATTCGGAAGCTTCGAACCACATGCGAACGATTTCTCCGACATCGATCTTCTTGCCTTCGACAGCCAGTTGCTCAACGATCTGAGGAGAGGATAGGAATTGGCTTAACAAAGGCAAGCCCTGCGCCATATTCCGGCGGGTAGTCATCTTGCTTCCGGCCAACATCTGGAACTTGACTCTTGC